ATACCTAGTATCTGTGTCTGAACCGCACCAGCTACACCTACAGTACACAAGTCAGAGTTACTTGCACTTATCTGTGGTGATATTGCGCTAGGCGGTGGACTGTTAATAGTTGTGTCCATAGACCCGTTAGATGTTACAGTTGTGTCAGTACGTATAGTATCATCTGCATAAGCAGAGCTAGATACTACAAGTAAAATTAAACTAATAACTATACGAAACATATTAATCACGATCACTCATCTTTTCTACTGCTATACGAATAGCTTTTATATTCTCATCCATTCGTCCCATAGTTACAGCTTGTGACTGTACTATATTTTCTAATGCAATTAACCTAATTTCGTGACGAACAATATCCCTAGAGTTACTTTCAATATCACTGTTGAGTGCAGATACAAACCATACTAATGCTATAGTCTGACCTATTATAGCTAGTACAAATGTAGCTGGGATGCTCTTAGATAAATGCCATTCTTGCGTTTCCATTATCTTATTCCTTTATAGATCGTCTTCTAATATTCTAGGTAGAGCCATAAACTGTTCCAGAATTATTTAATGTGCGAGCCGTTCCTGTAACAGCTCCACCACCAGCCCCACCAGTACCAGTCTGAGCAGCACCCCCACTGTTGTTTTCGTTAGCGGGTTGGATTGCATTTCCACCCGCTGCCCCCCAGCCACCGCCACCGCCGCCACTTGCCGCCTCGCCGCCTGTAAAGTTATTAGCACCAGCGGCTCCAGCGGCTCCGCCTTCGCCTCCTGTATGTCCGTTAGTGCCACCACCAGCTCCCGGCAATATACGACCACCACCAGCACCGGATGTTGCGCTAGCATTTCTGTCACCAGCCCCAATCCCAGCGCCACCACCAGCACCTCCGCCATATCCTGAATTTCCACTACCATTAGTACCAGTCGCCCCAACAGAACCACCTGCGCCACCAGAGGTTCCACCAGCTCCACCTCCAGCTCCACCACCGCCACCGCCGCTCGGTCTGAACGCATTGTAAGAGTCGTCTCCTTGTTCCCACTGAGCATAGTAGGACGCCGCACCGCCACCGCCGCCGCCGCCTGCAATGTACGCACCAGAAGCGTTTGTAATAGTTACTCCAGAAGATGTTACACTTATAGCCGCACCACCTGCACTACCGTTAGCTACGTTATCAGAAGAAAGACCAGTTGCACCAAGACCACCTTTACCTATAATGTAACCTTCATTGATTATAGTACAAGCTATGTCAATTATCATTCCTGCTGTGCCCGTTGAGTCTGACCAAATATAAACGCCACTATCAATCCTAAGAGTACCACCAGCGCTTATATGGTCTGAAACTGTCATTTGTTGTACATTACTACTTATGAGAGTTTCTGAAGATTTACCAAAACCATCAGACATATCAATAGCACCAGAAGAAACACCAAACAGGCCACGAACAGCAGAGCCGCCCATGTTAATAGCAGCTGTAGCTGTTAAACCAAGTTCTACGTTTGTTTGTTTTAGAGATATTGAATTGCCGGATGCTGGTAGTGCCATATTATTTAGCCGCCTTTAGTTCTTCAATTTCAGCTTTTAGTTCTTTGATTGCTTCTATTAAATAGCCTGTGATATTGCCATAATTTACACTTAGTGTACCCATTTCATCTTCTGCCGTTAGTACAAGTTCTGGTGCAACCTTCTGCATCTCTTGTGCAATAACACCTGTAGAATCTTTGCCAGTTGCATCACGCACATAGTGTACGCCTCGCATCTCTGTTACTTTAGATAAGGCATCAGGGATTGTGGTTATGTTAGATTTTAGCCGTTCATCAGAGAAGGCAGTAACGTCATTGTTAAACGTAGCCGCACCAGCCGCACTCATATCAAGGGTGAGGGCTGTTATGACTGAGCCGTTGTCTACTCCTTGGACTACGAAGTCACCATCTGATATTTCGCTTTTAAGTCTAAAGTCGTTACTACTTTTTGAAACCTTACCAAATGCTGTGCCAGCATCTTTGAAAACAATATCAGCACCATCAGCATCAAGGATAATATCTCCTGCAACGTCTAGTGTTAAGTCGCCAGAAGACAGTGCTATTGTAGTACCATCAATGGTTATGTTATCTACAACCACACCAGCGTTGGCTGTGACTGTGCCTACAGCCGCCACATTACCGCTATTATCTACCTGTAGCTTACTAGTACCATTAATAGCTAGCCCAATAGAATTAGTACCAGTATTAAAGAAACCTGTGCCAGCATCCCCAACAGAAAATGCGACTGCACTTGCACTAGACGATGTTACCTTTACTTGCCCTGCAACTGTAAGTGTAGATGCCATATCAACAGCACCGTCAATATCAACAACATCTAAGTTAGTAGTACCAGCTACATCAATAGCTCCACTAATATCTAAGGTAGCTGCATCTAACTCACCTGTAATTGTTAAGTTCCGTAATCCAGTATAATCTTTGTTAGAATCTAGTATGACTGCTTTACTTGCAACTGCAGTACCTACTGCTGTACTACCAATGTCCAAAGCGTTAAGTTCACCTACAACAGCAGTGATACCATCTAAAGCGTTTAGTTCAGCTGCAGTAGAAGTAACTCCATCTAAAATGTTAAGTTCAGCCGCAGTAGATGTTACACCATCTAATATGTTAAGTTCTGCTGCAGTAGAAGTAACACCATCTAGGATGTTTAACTCAGCTGCTGTAGAAGTAACACCATCTAGGATGTTTAACTCAGCTGCTGTAGAAGTAACATTAGTACCACCAATATCTAGTGTAGTCATCTGTACTTCGCCAGCAACAGTAAGTAAACCGTCAGCTACTGTCATCAGATCAGTATCATCTGTGTGTCCAATAGTTGTACCATTAATAAGAACGTTATCTATATCTAAAGACCCACCAGAGATAAGTCCTGTAGTAGTGATAGCAGAACTACCTGTATCAATAGTACCAAACCCACTAGTAATAGAACCTGCATTCAATGCACCTGTAGTAACAATAGCAGAACCACCAACACTTTTCCCAGACATATAAGTAGAAAGCGTTTCTACTTTAGTCATTCGCATTGTGCCACCATCATTTATCAGTACACCATCACCATCTGCTATGGCTGTAGTTCCTCTAGATGTACCACCATCAATAAGATTAATCTCAGCGGCTGTACTTGTAACACCGTCTAAGATGTTAAGTTCTGCTGCAGTAGAAGTAACACCATCTAGGATGTTTAACTCAGCAGGAGTAGAAGTAATTGCTGTATTGGATGCAGCCGCTAATACAGGTACAGTACCTGATACGTTAGGTAAGGTTATAGTTCTGTCTGCTGTAGCATCAACAGTAGTTAATGTAGTTTCATGTGCATCTGCAGTAGCGCCTTCAAAGACTACAGCATTACTAGCTGTCATAGTTACAGAGTCTACAACTGTAGTTGTACCAGCAACAGATAAGTCACCTGTAATAGTAAAATTTCTAATACCAGTATAGTCTTTATTTGAATCAAGTATTACGGCCTTAGATGCAACTGCAGTACCTACTGCTGTACTACCAATATCTAAAGCATTAAGCTCGCCTACAACGGCAGTAATACCATCTAGGACATTTAGCTCTGAAGCTGTTGATGTTAATGCAACATTTTCATTAATTTTAGGAGAGGTTAAAGTTTTATTAGTTAGTGTGTCTTCGGATACAAGAGACACTAAAGTTGAGTTAGCACCTGCAGGTAGCATTAGAGTATTAGTTACACTTGCGGAGTGAGGTTGACCAAATACTTTTTGACCGTGACTATTACTTTCGCAATTAAATACAACAGCACCCGAATTAGTATTACCTCGTACAACAACAGTACCTGTACCATTAGGGGCTAAGTCAAGTGTAGCATTAGAAGTTGTAATAATATCTTTACCATTCATGTCTAGGTTTCCGCCTAGCTGTGGTGTTTCATCTTCAACTACATTAGATAAGTCTCCACTTGAACCTGTACCAGCAATGACAGTACTTCTAGTAATTTTTTTAAGTCCTCCACCAGATGCGTCTATTGCTAAGAAAATATCACCACTTGCAGCTGTACTAATCTCACTTAGAGAAGACACAGCAGTTGGATTAAAGTTTGTACCGTCAGCAATTAAAAGCATACCTGCAGTATTAGTAGCCATTACAAGATCATCACCACCTATAGTAAGATCGCCAGTAAGTGTAAGATTACGAATACCTGTAGAGTCTTTATTAGCGTCTAGTATAACAGCCTTAGAAGCTACTGCTGTACCTATTGCAGTAGACCCTATGTCTAATGCATTAAGCTCACCTACGACTGCAGTAATACCATCAAGTGTATTTAGTTCCGATGCAGTAGATGTTACTCCATCTAAAATATTAAGTTCTGCTGTTGTAGAAGTAACACCATCTAATCTATTAAGTTCTGCTGCTGTACTAGTTACACCGTCTAAGATGTTAAGCTCTGCTGCAGTAGAAGTAACACCATCTAGGATGTTTAACTCAGTCGCAGTAGAAGTGACTCCATCTAAAATGTTAAGTTCTGCTGCGGTAGCTGTTACACCATCTAATATGTTAAGTTCTTCTGCCGTACTTGTAACTGCAGTTCCATTAATAGATAATGCATCAGTTTCTAAAGTACCGTCAACATCTACATTTCCAGAAACATCTAATGAACCTGCATCTAACTCGCCAGTAAGTGTTATGTTACGAAAACCTGTTACGTCTTTGTCTGAGTCTACTACGACAGCTTTAGAAGCGGATACTGTACCAGCAGTAATACTATCAATACTTTCTAAATCATTCTCATTAATATCAGCACTACCTATTACAAAACTACCGCCTGTTATAGCACCAGTTGTAGTTATAGTAGATGAGCCATTGTTTATAGTACCAAAGCCTGACGTTATAGAACCACTATTCAATGCACCTGTAGCGGTAATGTTGGTTGTGGTAACACCATCTACATATGCTTTGATAGACTGTTGACTAGCAATACCAGTAGCTGAGTTACTAGCAAGGTTATCCTCATCAAGAAAAGCTTTGCCGTCTAGTATGTTTAACTCAGCGGCAGTAGATGTAACTCCATCAAGAATATTTAACTCAGCCGCAGTAGATGTAACTCCATCTAAAATGTTTAATTCAGCAGTTGTACTAGTTACTCCATCTAAAAGATTAAGTTCAGTAAAAGTGCTTGTAACGCCATCTAGGATGTTAATTTCAGATGCAGTAGAAGTAACACCATCAAGGATGTTTAGCTCTGCAGTTGTTACTGTAGCACCATCGAGTATCTCTAGCTCTGCTTCAGATATACCTGCACCACCAATAGTAAGCGTACCACTTACGTTTACGTTACCATTAATATCAATAGTAGTAGCCGCAATTTGTATCTCTGTATCAGCTACAATATCAAGTTGACCATCGGCGGAAGAGTTAATATAAATAGCAGTATCACGAAACTGTATTTTCTCATTAGTAACAATAAGTAAATCATCATTAAACTCAAAGTAATCTTCGTCTTCTTTCCAACTAATTAAACCATCGTTACTACCTGCATTCCACGTCAATGTAATGTCACCAGTGTTTGTACCAAATACAACACCGTCAGTTATTAAACCTGTGATAGGCCCGCCTTCACCTGCTGTACCATCGTGTGTGTGACCTGTACTAGAGGCAAAAGCAGCCAATAGCTGATCGTACTCGTTGTTAAACAAATCTGAGTCGATAACATCTCCATCAGTAAAGGTAGATTGTCTTGTGTATGTAGCACCCATTTAACGTCTTGCTCCTAATAAATATTCTAGCTGAAAACCTTTTAGTGAATATGGTCTAGATTCACCATTATCATTTATTCTTAATATTGTAGAAAAACCTGAGCCTTCTACTGGTTGTCTTAAGAGAGGCTGTGAAGGCCCCCCAAACACATTTCTTACTGCAGTACTAACAGTACTAAATACAGCTACACCAAATTGAGAAGCTACATCTGTAGAACTAATAGAGTACGCCGCAGGTCTAGCGGAGTCTGAATTTTCATTGTCATATCTTACAAGTAAATCTGCACTAATGGCTGATTCAGGTTTAAAGTTAAGAATAACTCTTTGCATATGTTTACGTATGCCACTATCTCCAAAACTTAAATCAGGACTTCTGTATCGTCCTAATATTGGTGTACCATCTAGGGTATTGCCTTTTTCTTGTCGGTGTACAAATCCTGCAGAGTCTCCGTGTAATACTAATACATCTCCTGCTCTTACAAGTGTATCTGTAACAATAGGTTTAAAGCCTCGTATTTCTGAAAACTCATA